ATATGTACCAGGTTCTTTTATGGATACCCAAGGATATAATGCTGGACATAAATCTTTAACAGGAGCAGTTCCAGACACACCAACAAAGACATCAACATCAACAGATGATATGACAAATGTAAAAATTGCAACATCAAACTTATTTATGTCAAATCAGCCAGATATACAAACAGAAGAAATTGTAAGGCAACTATTTTCAAATATTAGTGCCAAAGAACTTATCGGTATAACCAGCACAAATGCTGTATCAACATACTATCAAGTACCATCATATAATAACAATATAACCAATAATTTTGAAATTTCTCAAAGTTACAATTCTTTAAATATGTTAAGTTTGATTATTCCAGTTAACAAAGATTCCAATATTGTTAATCAAACAACATCTAGTATATCTGGTATTCAGGCCACGGTAACAGTTCCATCAGTAAGTTCATCCATAAAAGGACAAGTTCAGAATATATCAGTTGCTACCATTCAACTAGGAACTAAATACCCCTAAATCTGCTACAATGTATTTATAATGATTACAAATTCTGGAAAATCAATTATAGGTAAATACCTAATAGAACAAACAAATTCCTATGCATCTTATTTGGCTATAGGTTGTGGTGCTAAACCATTGGCAACAACCGATAGTTTTTCAGACTATTCGTCACAAACATCTATGAACTTCGAGATGCTAAGAGTTCCAATTATTTCAAAAACTTTTATTGTGGAATCTGGCGTATCTAAAGTAGTTATGACAGCAGAGTTGCCAACAACAGGAAGGTATGAAATAAGCGAAATAGGAATTTATCCATTAGCATCTAATCCAGCACCAACTGGCTTAGATAGTCAAAATGTTTATCTATTTGACACGTCAGAGTTATGGCAATATCATACATCCACAAGCACCACAACATTGCCACAAAATTTTGGAAGCATTACTAATAGTAATAATGATATTACTGTAACAGATGCTGCATTTTTTACAAATGCAGACAATGCACTTTTTCAAAATATATCGAACACTGCTAGATTAACAAGAAATGAAAGACCTAGATTTTTAAATAATACAGTGATGGTTCTTGGTAATACCTCAACTTTAACTGCAAGTGGCTCAAACCTAACTGTTGGCAGTGGTTCAAATCATATACATTTACCGATAACAAAGATGCCAGATATTCAAACTAATTCAGCAGACGATGAACTAAGACTAGCATTTTCTGTAATTAATAAAAATGGAATAGGAAGTTCAGATGTTCCAAGCAATGTCAAAATCCTGATTCAATTTGCAACATCTGAAGATGTTTCAGCAGAATATGCAAACCTTGCTGTTAATCTAGACAACGGAACATCTGCAGGTCAATGGGATTTTGCAAATAACAGATATGTGGTTATAAAGAATAAACTTAGTAGTCTTTATAAAACTACTAACTTTTCTTGGTCAAATGTTAAATTTGTTTTGGTGTACGTTTGTGTCAATAATAATAGTACAGGTGCAGGAAACTTTTTTATAGCATTAGATGCATTAAGACTTGAAAATATTTCATCCTTTAATAGTGTTTATGGATTAACAGCATATACTGTAACCAAAACGTCAGACTCTTTGCCAATTATTAAATCTGAAAACTCATCAAGTTTCATTGAATTTAAATATGCTGTGAGTGTGTCATAATGGCAGATACAAAACAAATTACTTTTACACCATCTGATTATGCTCTTGCATCAATAAAAACAAGTTCGTCTCCAATTTTATATATAACAAGACATAGATTGGTAACTGAGGAGCAAGACGTAGTCTCTAACTGGTCTCATATAAATGTTTTACAACAAGATAGTGTTTCTTCAATTATTAGTGGATTTACTCCAACTTACACAATTAGTTCTGTAGAGTCTGGCGGTAGTAGGATTACTGTTAGATGGACAGTTCCAGACCCACTAAATAATAAAAATTATGACATATATTTTTCATGGTCATTTGACGGAGGAAGTACATATACAGACTTCACTTATGCTGAAACAGTCAGTTCCAATACATACTATAAAGATATTCCATATCAATCATCTATAAAAGCAACTCATGTAAAAGTTGCAGTTCAGATACCAACTACAACCAAAATTATAAACTCCAACGCCTTACTATTTCAGTCCTCTGGTCAAACCACATTGCCAATTCTTGATGCTGGAACGATTTAATGGTATAATATTACTATGGCACAAATACCTTCAATATCATCTGGTCAATTGATAGACCAGAACATACTTTCCACACTGATAGATACAGTTAATAGTATTTCAAATAATCAATATAGTTCGGTATCTTCAATTGGAAATGCTGGAGTTACAGATGTAAATGCATATACATCTTTAAAAAATGGTGAATGGATTGTTAATACTGGATATGTTTCAGTTGATGGAGTACCTGTTGCTGCAAATGATTTCTCCAATATGGAATTTACAGCAACCTTTAAACAGCCTTTTAATAAAACTCCAATAGTTACTGCTACTGCTTTTAGTAGTGCAACAGCCCAGGTAATTCAAACAAATGTAATACATAGCATTGTTGTTACATATGTTAGCACAACAGGATTTACATTTAAAATATTAACATATGGAAAAACTAAGGGTACTACAAATTTTGGTGTAATGTATACTGCTGTTGGACCATCGACTATTTAATTAGATAATCATGGCTGCTAAGACTATGGAAGAGTACAACTCTTCACCTGTAATACCAGGAAATAAAAAGATATGGTTTTTAAATGGAAACCTTGTAAGAGTTTACCATATAAACAAATCCAATGGAATAATGTCTGTCTATAATATTACAAAAGACCAGATTGAAAGTTGTTTAGTTAATGATTTTAAAAAGAACAGGGAACGAGCCTACACTGTAGGACAAACTGCAGACCTAGTAAATAGACATAAAAAGTATATGCCACAATTAATGTTTAAAGGAACTATTCCTTTTCCTATGGGTGCACAAAAGGGTGGTGCCAGAGGTTGGCAAATACGCTCCTACTACTCTGAGTCGCAGGTAAGGGAAATTCGTGATATACTTGCTTCATACCATCACGGTAGACCAAGAAAAGATAAACTAATAACCAATGCCGATACGCCTTCTAGACAAGAGTTGACAAGACGTATGGGAGATGGTATACTTACATATACAAGGACCGAAGATGGGCGTTTTATCCCAATTTGGTCAGAATCAATTTAGTCCATTAGGAGAGATATGGAAAACGAAAGCACTAAAGTAACAGTGGGTTTGGGTTATACCCTTAATCTGGGCAATTTTCAATCACTACGCATTGATATTTCGATTGCCGATAATAAGCGTGAAGGCGAAAATACCAATGATGCCTTTGAACGTATTTACAAGTTTGTAGAAGATAAGTTGGCTGAAAAGGTCAAGGAATCACTAGAAGAGGCTGACAACAAATAATGGCTGACCGCAAAGACCGTATGGCTTTGCTTAGTCGCTACAGTAAATTGCATACTGCAAAATACGAGCAAAAGCCATCACTAAACCTGAACGTAGAACAATGGGCTGCAGATGCACTCATTGAATCATATGGCATACCAGAATGCTATGAATTATTGCAATATTATTTTAATGTGGCAGAAAATCCTTCTTGGAAATACTTTGCAAACTATGCAGACCACATTATTTATAAACGTAATCAAGTATTGGAAGACCTAAAAGAACGTGCAGAACGTAGACAAAAGGCGAAAGAGTGGCTAAGTGAATAACACCGAATCAAAACTAATCTCTGCTGTATTGGCAGATAAACAAGTGCACGTTTTGTTGCAAGCAAACGTTGACAACATTCTTCGTACACACAATGATATCTGGACATTCATCAGAAACTACTCCGAATCAAATGGGACTGTTCCGCCAATCTCTCTTGTAGTGGATAAGTTCCGTGACTTCACTCCTGTCGAGGGTATTGGTGCTACCAAGTATCACCTAGAGGAACTACAGGCAGAATTTCTAAATGATAGTCTTAAGGATGTTCTTAGAACAACCGCATCAGAGGTTCAGGCTGGTCAGGGTACAAAGGCACTAGAAGACCTAATCCAAAAGACATCAGAACTTAAGAAGAACACAGCGGTCATCCGTGACATTGATGCTACAGACATTGATTCTGCTGTTGCCTATTTTGAGAATCTGGCTCGCCAGAATGCATTAGGCTCTATTGGCATTAAAACAGGTCTCCCAGGCTTTGATAATTATCTACCTGCTGGAATCACCCCAGGCCAATTGGGTGTCTTCTTGGCCTATCCAGGCATCGGTAAGTCGTGGTTTGCACTCTACATGGCAGTACAAGCATGGAAACAAGGCAAGTCTCCACTAGTTATTTCACTAGAAATGTCAGAGACAGAAGTTCGTAACCGTGTATTTGCTATCATGGGTGAAGGTCTTTGGTCACACCGTAAGTTGAGCAATGGTCAGGTCGAAATTGATGACCTTAAGCGTTGGCACTCTAAGGAACTCGCTGGTAGACCAGAGTTCCATATCATCTCTAATGACAATGGTGGAGAAGTAACTCCATCAGTTATTCGTGGTAAGATTGACCAATACAAACCAGACCTAGTTATTGTTGATTATCTACAACTTATGTCACCTAACCAGAAATCAGATAACGAAACAGTTCGCATGAAAAACCTTTCTCGTGAACTAAAGTTGATGGCTATTGGTGAAGAGATGCCAATTATCGCTATCTCATCTGCTACTCCAGACGATGTAACCAAACTAGATACCGTTCCAACTCTTGGTCAGACCGCTTGGTCTCGCCAGATTGCTTACGATGCTGACTGGGTACTAGCACTTGGTCGTGCAACCAACTCTGATATCCTTGAGTGTGTATTCCGCAAAAACCGTAATGGATTCATGGGTGAGTTTTTAGTGCAGGTAGATTTCGACAAGGGTTACTATAAGTACCGTGACTATGAAGATAACTAGTTATAATAGTATGTGGACAATTTATTTCATAAACCAATCAATCACTTCACACTTGAAGGTATAATCAAGGATGAATCTGCTATCGGTAGACTGAAATTAGAACTAATAAGATTAAAAAATCTTGAGATGTGTGAAATAGGGTATGTGCCAAGACTTGACATAGACCCTAATTTCACGATACAATATAACGAAACAAAAGAATATTTTGAATTTACACTAACTGTGTATGGAACATTTGTAGGAAAGAAAAAGGCATTATGGATACGAGGAATAGACGGAACACAAATAGTTCCTACTCAAAAGAACAAATTAAAAGAGTTATCACAGGGTCAGGCATCACAGTCGAATCCGAAGTAGATTCTGACTATATCATCTTCTGCCCATTTCACAATAACTATCGCTCACCTGCTGGCGAAGTAGATAAATCATCTGGTCTTTTCTTTTGCTTTTCTTGCCAACATGTCTGTGACCTAGTTGCCTTGATTATGCACACATCTGGCAGAACATACTTTGAATCAGTTCGCTACATTAAATCTAAAGAAACTGAAACTGACCTATCTTATCAAATTAATCAGACATTGGTAGTTAAACCAGACTATGTTCCATACGATGAACTACAGATTAAACGATTAAACCAACAAGCAATGGAATCGCCAAGAGCAACCAGATACTATGCTGGTAGATTAATTAATGAAGCATCAATCAAGAAGTTTCAATTAGGCTATTCAGAAAAGCAGGATATGGTCACTATTCCTGTACACTCTCCAGATGGCATAACTGTTGGCTTTGTTGGTCGTTCTGTCGAGGGTAAGGAGTTCAAGAATACCCCAGGACTACCCAAGGCAAAAACACTATTCAATCTGCATCGTGTAAAGACAGCAGATAAAGTCTATGTAGTTGAATCATCATTTGATGCCATTAGACTTGACCAATGCGGATTTCCTGCAGTGGCTACATTGGGTGCAAACGTATCCAATTTTCAAACAGACTTGCTTCTAAAGTATTTTAATAACATTGTTGTTATTGCAGATAACGATGAGGCTGGTGGTAACATGAAAGACAAGATTGTAGAACGATTGGGTTCTCGTGTTACTGTAATTAAAATAGATAAACAATATAAGGATATTGGCGATATGTCTGATGAAGCAATAAAAAATATTGATGAATCATTTGACAAAGCAATTGCTAGTATGCTAAACTAATATACCGCTAAGAAAACATAAGGAGAATATTATGAGCGTAATCAAAGGGCTAAAAGATATCGGTGCACTAATGGATAAGCCTAAATTCGAAAACAATGGTCAAAAAGTTCGTTGGGTCAAGTTGGCTGACGGACAGTCTGCAAAGGTTCGTTTCGTTGAGGAACTAGATGCAGATTCAGCAAACTACGATGAAGGTCGTGGTCTCTCTGTGGTAATCGCAGAACACACTAATCCAAAGGATTACAAGCGTAAAGCAGCCTGTACAATCGACTCTGAAGGTCGTTGCTATGGCTGTGAGATGGCTCGTAAAGAGCCAAAGGGTGGATGGCGTTCACGTCTCCGCTGGTATGGAAATGTCATCGTTGACGATGGCACTGAAGCACCTTATGTGGCTGTTTGGTCACAGGGTATTTCAAAGCAGTCTGCTTTCGGTAATCTCCGTGAGTATGCAATTGAGACAGGTTCTATCTCTAATCTAGAGTGGAAGATTAAGCGTAACGGTCAGGGAACTGAAACTAACTATACCTTGCTTCCAACTAAGCCAGACACAGAGCCATTCAACTTCTCTGGTGTCGAAGCATTCAACCTCGAAAAGGTTGTTCGTGAAGTTCCATATGCAGAGCAGGAGAATTTTTACTTCGGCTTTGATGCTCCATCTGTCACCTCGACTAACATCGACTGGTAATAAATAATTGATGGGGGTAGACGGTTCGCTATCTACCCCCATTCTTCATCTCTACTTTAAGGAAAATATTATATGAGTTATGTTGGACTGCACGTTCACACTCACTACTCGTTATTCGATGGCATTGCGACACCACAAGAGTATGTGGATAGGGCAATCGAAATTGGAATGTCAGCCATCGCAATCACTGACCACGGTTCACTATCTGGACACCGTGAAATGTATCGCACTGCAATTGAAAAGGGTATCAAGCCAATTCTAGGTGTGGAAGGATACATTGCTCAAGACCGCTTTGACCAAAGGGACAAAGAAGAACGACAAGATACCCCATTAGACCTTGTCTATAACCACCTCATTATTCTTGCTAAGAATGAAAAGGGTCTTGAGAATCTAAACAAACTTAATGAGATTGCTTGGACCGAGGGATTTTATAAGAAGCCTCGCATGGACTGGGCATCTCTAGAAAAGTATAAAGAAGGTCTCATCATTACTTCAGGTTGTTTGTCTGGCTATCTTGCTAAAGCAATCGAAGTAGATGACCTCGCAGCAGCCAAAGAACATCTACAATGGGCTAAGAAGACATTCGGTGATGACTACTACATTGAGGTTATGCCACACAATCCAGCAGAGGTAAACAAGACTATTCTTGCACTCGCCGATGAATTTGGCATCAAACCTATCGTAACTCCAGACTGCCACCACGCAGGACCAGAGCAACGTGAGATTCAGGAACTAAAACTTATTCTAAATACTTACTCAAACAAGATTGAGAAAGATGCTACATTTGCTGGCAGTCAAAAGTATGAAAGTCTAATGGATAAGTTGGACTACCTATATGGTGCAGACCGTCAGATTACTTTTAGAGACTATGAGATTCACTTGCTATCTGACGAAGAGATGCATAAGTCTATGGAAGCCCAGGGTATCGTAAGACAAGACATGTATGACAATACTGTTGAGATTATGAATAAGGTCGAAGACTACAACATCAAAGACCACCTAGACTTGCTTCCTGCACAGTATCAGAATCCAGACCAAGAACTATATGAACTTGCTATGGAAGGTTTAAATACTCGAAACGTTGGTGCAGACACAACATACCACGCAAGAGTTGAAGAAGAACTTCAAATCATTAAAGATAAAAACTTTGCTCCTTATTTCCTAGTTGTTCGTAACATGATTAACTGGGCTAAGAAAGAGGGCATTATGGTTGGCCCAGGTCGTGGTTCTGCTGCTGGTTCTTTGGTTTGTTATGCATTGGGTATCACAGATATTGACCCTATTCAACATGGACTTCTGTTCTTCCGCTTTATCAATCCAGAGCGTAATGACTTCCCAGATATTGATACAGATATTCAGGATTCAAGACGTGAAGATGTAAAGGACTACTTGGTTCGCCAGTATCGTCACGTTGCCTCTATCGCTACATTCCTTGAGTTCAAGGGTAAGGGTATGATTCGTGACATTGCTCGTGTTCTAAATATTCCACTACCAGACGTTAATAAAGTTCTTAAACTTGTCGATGATTGGGATGACTATCTAAGGTCAAAGTCTACTGCAGAGTTCCGTGAGAAGTATCCAGAGATTGAACTTTATGGAGAACAATTGCGTGGTCGTATTCGTGGTACTGGTATTCACGCCGCTGGTGTGGTTACTGCTAAAGAACCTATCTTTAAGTATGCTCCACTAGAGACCAGAACAACTCCAGGTAGCAAAGAGCGTATCCCTGTAGTAGCAGTAGACATGGAAGAGGCAGAGCGTATCGGTCTAATTAAGATTGATGCTTTGGGTCTAAAGACCTTGTCTGTTATTCAGGATACTCTGGCAATCATCAAGGAACGTACAGCAGAAGACATTGACTTGCACAAGATTAACATGCAAGATGCAAATGTTTATCGTATGCTTTCTGACGGATTCACTAAGGGCGTATTCCAATGTGAAGCAACACCATACACTAACCTACTTGTAAAGATGGGTATTAAAAACTTTAACGAGTTGGCTGCCTCTAACGCTTTGGTTCGCCCAGGTGCTATGAATACAATTGGTAAAGACTATGTTGCTCGCAAACATGGCAAGCAAAATATTGACTACAAGCACCAAGTTCTAAAGTCATTCACAGAAGAAACTTATGGCTGTGTATTGTATCAGGAGCAGGTTATGCTTGCCTGTGTGGAACTTGGCGGTATGACAATGGCAGAGGCTGATAAGGTTCGTAAGATTAT